CCAAGGCTGCGCTGCACATGACCTCGGTCATCTTCGGCTCGGTCAACCCCTTCGGTGGTTCGGTGGACGTGAGCGACGGCGTGCAGGTGCTTCTGGCGGCTTCCCCCACACTGGTCGACCTGCCGATCCAGATCATCAACGAGCGCGGTACGTTTGGCCGCCCGTCTGCGCCAATGGCTTGGGATCGGCGACCGGACTCCGAGCGCATGTTCGCCTCGCAGCAGGGCACCGTGCCTGCCAAGATCGCCAAGGCGCTCAACGAGCTGGGCGGTGGCGACGAGGCCAAGGCCGGCAGCATTCTGGGTATCGAGACATCGATTACGCCAGGCACCATCGACACGCTCATCCGCGGCACCACCGGCGGCCTGGGGGCGTTCGTCGAGCAGACGGCCACCTCGGTGTCTGCCATGGCAGGCGACAAGGACATCAAGGCCGGCAAGGTGCCGTTCCTCAACAAGTTCTACGGCGAGGTGGACGAGGACGCCAACATCCGTTCAGCCGGCGAGCGCATGCGCGAGGTCAAGCGCGTTGTCAACGAGGACAAGGATCGGAAGAGATTTGAGAAAACTCAGTCGGAAGAAAAGTCGACTGCTGTCGATCGCATGACTGCTGTTCGGGACCTTGTTGACGCTGTTTCCACGGATCTTGATTCAGACCTCAAGATGCAAGACGGCGAAGCCAAACTGCTTGCGCTAGCAAAGACCCAAAAGGGTTACGAGAAGGCGCAGACGGAAATGCGCAAGCTGGAGATTTCTTTGGTGAGCGACGATTCGCTGACAGACGCAGAGAAAAGGCTGTATCGCCAGCGCATCCAGGCTGAGCGGGATAGGCTGGCGACCAAGGTCAACAAGGCGTATCTCAATCTGCCCGGTCAGTGACCTCCACCCGCTCGTCGTAGGTCACCGTCGACGTGTCGCCCAGGCGCCACTTCGCGGTGTTCTCCACCCGGAAGATGCGGGTGCACACCTTGAAGTCTGGCATGCGCAGGTTGGAGTGCGTGATCGCCGGGTCGAAGAAGCGGCAGCGGTTGTTCGGCTGCAGTGCGAACTGGCCGTTGTCCAGGCGCAGCAGGTTGAACGACTTGTGCTCCTCCGGCGTCTCGCTGAACCCGAAGTCAGGGACCCGCGGGTCGGGGTTGCACGAGTCGATCGTCAGCATGTACTCGCCCGGGTGCAGCTTCTTGTCCTTGCCGAAGAACTCAGCGCGCAGTCCCTTGAGGAAAGGCTTGTCGATCACCTCGATGTGGTAGCTCATGCAGTCCCAGATCTGCAGGACATCCAGCGGTAGCTGATCGTCCTCCTCGAGGACGTCGTGCCACACGAACGCGCTCAGGGGCAGCTTGTCGTACAGCGCGCCGAACTCCGGTAGGTAGGTCTCGAGGCGGAAGGCCTGGCCTCGGATCGACTTGACGCTGACCCAGACCCCCTCGATGAGCTGGCCGGCCCGGCCCGGATCGTGGTCGTAGAGGTACTCGGCGCGCACGAAGACCTTCTCTGGCGGCAGTGGACAGACAAAGCTCATGCTGCCTCCTTGACGAAGACGCCAGATGGCAGCAGTGTGCCCTTGCGGTTCTTGATTTCGTCGTATGCGCCGGCCAGACAGTCGACCATGTCGATGTCTAGCAGGGCGCACATGTTGATCAGGCACACCAGGGTGTCGCCGACGGCGTCCTTGGTGGCGGCCAGATCCTTCTTGTTGATGGCGTCGGCCAGCTCGCCCATCTCCGACACAGCCTTCAGGAACTGAGCCTGCGCCGTGCTGTTCGGGATGATGCGCCTGGCCTCAGCCCAGCGGATGACATCCATCTCGACTTCGCGGTAGCTGCTGCGGTTCATTCTTCCCTCGCTTTCAGCATGGCGTCGGCTATGCGGTAGGCAGCTCTTGCCAAGTCATCTATTCCCGCATCGCCATATTGAGCGTCACGGCCAGCACCGAGAAGCCCGCTCATCGCTTTCCCAGCAAAGTCATCGCGCAGGTTCATGCCTGTGTAGACGTTGCGTTGCCTTCCGTCGTCAAAGACAAACGGAAACGCCGGCCCGCCGAATGGCAAATTCGATTCATGTCGCCTCATACCTCACCCCCCTCGCTGTCGGCTGCGGTCTTGGCGCGCAGCCACTGCGGCAGGATCGGGTAGACCTTGCCGTCGTGGTCGATCAGCGCCGGCTCGGTGACGTTGTCGTTCCGGGTGACGTGGCAGCCGTGGATCTCGCCAGGCTCGAACCCGGGCGCGACGCCCAGCTCATTGCGGACCTCCTCCATCCACCAGCCGGGCGCGGCGATGACGGGCAGCGGCGTCTCGCTCCATCTCTCCGGTGGAATCTTCTCCTTCAGCGCCTGCAGTGCGTGCTGCACGTTGGCGATGGCGTAAGTGGCGCTCATGTTTTCTCCAAAAAATCCTTACGGGGGTTGCGCCCAGCATTGATGCGGCCCGCTGGGTGATGGGCGTCTTTGGTCTCCAACTCGATCAACTTATCGAGGTAGTGTCTGGCCTTGCGCAGGTCCTCCACGCCGGCCTTGTCGCGCCAGCGACTGACGTACTTCACGACGTTGCCCTCGAAGTACCCGAGGCCGTTGGCCGCGATGTAGTCCCAGGGCTGTATGTTTTGGTGCTGGTAGTGGTCGCCGCCCACTTGGGTGTCGTTTGCGTTCATGTTTAGAAGGGGATGAAGTCGTAGGTCCATTCGTCGCATCCGTTCGCAATCACCTCTTGCGGTGGCGTTGCGTCGAACTTCTTGCAGTAGTTGCTCATGTAGTACTCGCAGCTCTGGCAGTTGATCCTGATCGACTGCAGCCTCTTCAGCTCGCGCTCGTGCAGCTCGACGCGGATGTTCAGTTCGGTCTTGGTCATACTGATGCCGCACCTTCTGTCCACTGATGAGAGACGATGGTCGGGTACTTGCCGGATCGGTTGACGATCACGGATACCGGCCTGCGCAAGATCTGGTCGTCGTACTCCAGCCACTCAATAGCCTGCTCAGAGTCGGCTGGTATCGCATCGATCTTGGCTCGCATCTCCCACCAGGACTCGGCCTTTTTGCGTGCGTAGCCGTCATGGCTGAGGCACACCCACTCGCGGACCGCGCACATCATCACGTCGTAGTACTCGACGAGCAGGCTGTTTTCGCTGCCGGGCTTGCGATGCAGTCGATACCGCACATCGGTCACAGTGACCACTTCAAACGAGCTGCGCTGCTGGCTGAGGATCGCCGCGCTTGATGCTTCAATGCCGTGCTTGATGCGCTCGGGCTCCGGGAACTTGAACCCGCAGTCGACGCACTGCGTCGCGGCCGCCAGGTTCTTGCTGCCGCACTCGGGGCACAACTTGCTGGGCGCCTCGCCCTTGCGCTTGGTGCTGGGCATGCGTCCCTTGACCTCGTCGACCGGGCCCATCTCGATCGTGGTGTCGGTGAAGTCCGCCCACAGGCAGTCGGTCTTCCCGTCGGCGATCCGCATCCCGCGGCCGGCGATCTGGACGTACAGCACCGGGCTCTTGGTGGCGCGCAGCAGCGCGATGAAGTCCACCTCCGGGACGTCGAAGCCTGTGGTCAGCACGGCCACGTTCACCAGGCAGCGGATCCTGCCCCCGCGGAAGGCCGCAATCAGGGCTGCACGCTCTTGTTTCGGGGTCTCCGAACTCACCACCTCAGCCGCCACTCCGCGGCGCTGTAGCGCGTCCCTGACGTGCTCGGCGTGGGCGATCGTCACGGCAAACACCAGCCACCGCTTGCGGGCGCGGGCGAGCTCGACGATCTCCTTGCAGGTGGCCTCCACGAGGCCGGGCCTGTCGGTGACCTTGGCCAGCTCGCTGACGACGTAGTCATCGCCCGACATCCGCACGTCCCGTGCGTCCACCCTGGCCACGGTCGGGGCTGGCACCAGGGGAGACAGGAACTTCAAGCCCAGCAGTTCCTTCATCGTCACCCTGGTGGCGACGTTGGTGAACAGTGGCTCTTCTCCGGCCGTGGCCCACACGCCGTTGCCGCGGAATGGGGTTCCTGTCCAGCCGATCACGCGGGTGTGCGGGTTGTACTTGGTCAGGTCAGCCAAGAATGTGCGCCACATCCCAGTCTGTTTTGGGTTGATCAGGTGGCACTCGTCGGCCAGCACGATGTCGATGCGGCCGAGGCGGTGCGCCTGCTTGTAGATGCTGCCGATCGTGGCGTAGGTGAGCTGGTGACCCATCTGCTTCTTGCCGATGGCCGCCGAGTACAGGCCCACGTCAGCGGTCGGCCAGATCTTGAGCAGCTTCTCGATGTTCTGCTCGAGTAGCTCCTTCTGGTGGACCAGCACCAGCACCCTGGTGCCCGGGTGCTCTGCGTCAGCGCGCTGCGCCAGGGCCGCGATCATCAGGCTCTTGCCGGCACCGACGCAGGCCTCGACGATGGGGTTGCCGCCCTCGTGCCTGCCGAACCACATCCAGAGCTCGTCAAGCGCCCGGGTCTGGTAGTCGCGCAGCTTCATGCCACGACCCTCGCCGTGGTGATGCCGTGCGCTCGCAGCGCGGCCGTCATGGCCGCCGCATCGGCGAGCATCTCCTTCTGCTTGCAGGCCTTGATCTCCAGCGAGCTCAGCGCGCCGTCGCCCTGGCCGTTGGCGAATGTGCCGTGCTTTTGCTCGTACACGACATCACCATTGACATAGTCCTTCTGCGTCGCGAAGCGCTCGAGCAGGATGGGGATGTAGCGGTGCGTGCTGCACTGGTGCGACTCGCGCTGGGCGATCAGGCCCACCTGGCCAAACTCTTTGCAGTCCCACCCGCCGTCCTCGCCATCGACCACGGGCGTGCTGTGCGCGCAGGTGCGGCAGTTGACGTCTGGCGCCTCCTCGCCGTGGCACAGGCTGTGGAAGTCGCACATCTTGCAGACGTACCAGCTCGGGTCGTTTGAGCAGCGAAGCGGTGGCTCGGCCGCAGTGATCACGCGCTCGGCGCGGGCCATGATCTTGGCGAACTCGACCTCGTCGAAGTGGACCCATTCAGCATAGAGCTCGCTGGTGTCCTTGTTCTCCGCGATGTACATGGCGCGGGCCATGCCGGTCATGCCCATGTAGGTTTGCATCTGAGCCCAGTGCTGCGGCTTGGACTTCTGCACGCCATCCTTCAGGGCCGCGAACGACTTCGCGTTGTGGGTCTTGAACTCGACGACGGCCCAGGCCTTGGGCGCCTCGGGGAAGCCTCGTGCGGCGCCGTCCATGCTGCCGCCGAAGTGACCGCCGACAGCGGACACGCGCCACTGCTTGCCGTCTGGCGCGGTCTCGTGGACATCGACTCCGATGCGGCGCAGCTCGGCCACGATGCGAGGCTCAAAGTCCTGGCCCGCCTTGAACAGGCGCAGCATCCGGCCCGAATGCTTCTTCGATCCGGCCCAGCGGAAGGTCAGCCACAGGTAGCGCTCGCAGGCGTGGCCGATCAGGGATGCGCCCAGGTGCGGGCGGTGGCCGTCGTCTGCGTCGGACTCGTAGGCCCGGTAGATCGTCGCGACGGTCGTGTGTATGGGTTCGGGCACTGTGGCCATGTGGGGACACTCCTTGTGTCGTTGCAGGGGTGAGGGGCCTGTTACTGGCGCGCGGGGCGGCCCTCCCCGGCCGGCCCCTCACCGCTGCAGGCCCTTGCGGGCCTACACGGGTCATGGCGTGGACGGGTTCTCGTCGGCGCCTGCCGTCTCGATCGCGACGCCGTCCTTCATGGCGGCCACCAGGGTCTTCTGGTTGGCCACCGAGACGGTGAAGTGCTTCTCTGCGACGTGGCGCAGGGCGCCGACCTTGGTGCCGGCCTCCACAAGGTGAAAGCCCTGCGGGCCCTCGACGGCGTAGATACGGGTGCTCATTGCTGCTGTTCCTTTTCTTCAGCGGGTTGGGGGTGAGACTCCTGCGGGTTGATCTGCTGGAGCTGGTACTCGGCCTGGCCGCGGATCTCCGCGATCAGTCCAGCACTCTGGTCGTATGGCAGCTTGCCGAGGGCGGCGAGCACGAGCTCGACGCCGGCAGGCACCATCTTGATCGACAGGATG